ATTTGCTGGATCGTAGGCGCTTTATCTGCGGCATATTCTTCCGCCTGAGCTACCGCCTGAACCTTTGCTTCTTGAATATAAAAACCTGTCATCCGGTCCATCTGAGCAGACAACTGGTCAAGCGGTGCAGAGACATCACGGAACTGACCCTGCGGTGTCCCTACCGCAATTCCGCTGGACTGATAACGAGGAAGTTGGGCCATGTTAAATCCTAATATCCGTTAAGACTTTTAAACCGTGCATTATTTAAGTTCAATGAACCACTACCAAGCGCAGTGCCCGTAGGAGGCCCGCCGATTTGTCCAATCTGAGAACCAGTCGAAAGCAATGTGCCAAATGCCTTGATATAACCAGCCTGTGCAGCGGCATCACCTTGACGGCGCATCTCAGTCGCGTTGATTTCACCGCCGAGCAAGGACAATGTAGCGTTGTCTTCCGTCATCATTTTTTCTTCAAGACCTTGACCGAACGCATACTGAGTCAATGCCAGTGCAGAACCGCCAAACGGATCGACGCTACCAGCCGCAGCACGAGCCCGGATTGTAGCCGCAGTAGCAAGCGTCTTATTCATCACTTCTACGCCTTGCTGACGATACCGCAGGGCTTCCGACTTAGCCTGTAACTCTGACTGACGAGCCTGTGCATAGGCAGTCTGTCTTTGCGATTCACCCGCAGCAATAGCACCGACAGCACTCACCGCCGATGATGCAGCCGCTAAGAGGATTGGAACGCTAAAACCCATCTTATTGCCCCATTGGAACGCTTACGCGATAATCTAGGAATAGAAGCGTCATCTTTAATGGCGCTGTCTGCGTTACAGTAACAGACCCTTCATAGTCATATCCGAGCAATGGACCAACTCGTTTTAAGCCGGTAAACTCATCGACAGGACTATCAAGGACGTTTGTATCAAATGTTCTGAATGGTATCTCTACGCCACCGATGCTGGCATTTTGAGTCTCATAAAACTCTGCCGCCACCTCAATGATGCGCTTCCTAAAGCCACGCAGATTGCCGGTGTTAAGACGAGGTTCAAGTGGCATTGTTGCAACGGTAACAGTGTAATCTACGCCGACAGTAAATGATGTAGAAGATGAGCGATCAAACGTAATCAGGCCAACCGACGAAGCCGTTTCATTCGATAAAAGCACACCGTCCGCAATGACCTTGACCGTCTTGGCAGCCAGATTGCTTGCCGTTACAGATGCAGCAGCGCCGCCGCTGACAGCATTATCGAGAGTAATACTACGATCAAACTGTTCGACATGATATTTAGTCGAGCCATTAATCGTTCGCTGGACGACAACATATATAGTATCGACATCGACTGCGACCGCCTTGAATAAGCCATCTGTCGTAAACCTAGAGGGAGCAATAATATCCTGAGAACGCAGAACTGAGTAAGCCGTGAATGAACCATCATTGTTCACCAACATAAGCAAGTCAGCTTCGTCAGTGTCAGTTGCACGGCGCAAGGCAAGATCAATCGGCGTGTTAATCAGATGACCTGATAGGACAGAGATATTATTAGAGATGTAGGTAGCCTGAGCATCCGTATAGATAAACTCCTTTACGGTCTTACCACCGCGCTGCACATAGAGCGTTCCAGCTTCAAGACCTACAGGAGGCACACCTTCAAGCATACCGTTTCTAGTAGCCACACGAACCACAAATGCAGTTGGAGTGAGCGGATCACCTAGACCCTGCGGAACGTAGAACTCAGCGCCAGTCGTAAAGATTTGCAAGTCGCGGCCAGAATAAATATCAATGACAGCATTGAACTGATCGACATCTAACGTGGCTTCCAGCCCGTCATCATCGTTGCTTTGTTGTTTGTCAAAGTTAAATACGTCACCTACGCGGCTGCCCCAGATCGTCGATGGTCTGGACTTAGAGCCGCCAAAGAATAGCCGCCCCTCGTGGAATGTAACACTACGAGGCCACCCTTTTGTTGAAGACCATACGTGTTCATACCCACGCTCAATCTCCCATTCACCGGAAGCATAAGCAGATGTTTGGCTGAACGGAATTTCTACTACGGCTTTTACCTTAGTCGTGCTTACATAGGTAACAATACGAGCGCGGCCATATCCGTAACCGTCTTTAATATTGATATACTGCTCGACATCAGTTGATGCGAATGTGCCACCAGCACAGGTCAGTTCAATAAATCCAGTAGAAGCTGATGCTGTAAGTGTAGTCGATGGGCTACTTGTTGTAATTGAAAACGCATAGTGCGGCTTATAAGTGAACGCAATCGCGCTCAATGTCCAAGATGAGTCGTTTGCGCCACGGACTAGAAGCATTACCAGAACCGTTGATATTCGTGATTAGCGATCCATTCTTAAAAATATAGATGCGCTGATTGACGACAGCGAACATATAAGAGTCGGCAACAGAAAACTCGAACGAGACTAGAGACACACCGTTGGCTGCGCTGGCCGGTAGATCGTAGATGAACTTAAGACCCGGGCGACGACGAACACCACCTTGCGGGATGACAACAACATTCTCAGCCGTCTTCAAAGCGGAGTAGTATTGGTTAAGGTCAATACGGCCACGCAGAAGCGGATCGACCTCTCCGACTGTAAAGTTGGTCTGGATGTTGAGGATTCTAGTCATCAATACCTCACGGCGACGAGAGAATAGTCCTCAATCACTTGGTTAGGCTGGTTCTGCGAGTCAATCATGCTTGCCTGACGGAAGTATCCGCCACGACCATTATCCATTGCCGAACCGACCGCCATGTTTGACCAATACTGGCTTTTGGAAATCTGGTCAGTCACCGGCTCCGCAAAGTGCCAGCACAGGAAATACTTGAGCAGTTGGACAAAATACTGAGGCAAGGCATCTTCCGACACATCATACTGATAGTCGATCCAGATTGACTCGTAGTTCGTCTGTATCTTGTTACCAATCTTTTCCCAGCCCGTTACCGGACGACCACCGGCTGATGTCGTGATGAATAGCGCACGAGCCCCGGCAATCAGATCGCCCGGCAAAGCGTATTCATACTTCCACTCGGTAACAGGCGTTGTTTCCAGCCGAGCCAGTTGGACCTTCTTCATCGAGAAAGACCAAGGATACATCGACAGGAGCATAACCTTAATATCGTCATAAAGACGGTCGGTGATCTGTGCAGCCGATGAACCGTCACTGAAACTGGTAATAATGTTGGCTCCCAACATAATAAGGGAGTCATTACAGATTTTAAGTTTGGTATCGCCGGTTGCCATTCGAGAACTCCGAAGCTGCGATATTTATATTATGAGTTGCTCAAAGAAGAAAGCCCCGACTCGGGTGACCAAATCGGGGCTCTCAATACTCAAAAGGACACTGGATTAGTCAGTATCGGTCGCCGAGATGGTCGTGCCGTCAGCAATGTCGACGGTCGTGCCATTGTTCGAATTCACATACGAGATGACGAGCGAAGGTGTCGTCGTGTCGTAGAGAAAAAGAACGTCACCGACTTTTACGATGGACGCGACTGAATTGAAGTATGCAGCCGTGTTCATTGTAGCCTGTGTATCGGCGGACTTGTAGCTATACAAAGACGGAGCATTTCCGGCCTTGTTAGCTGCGATAGTGTTCCAGCCAGCAGAATCAAAAGCTCTTTTCAGGGACATAGTTGATCTCGGTGCGCTGGCCCATGCCGATACCCATGCCGACTGCATCGCGGTGGAACGCATAGCAGGTGCGGTCAAGAGAACCGTCAATCGGCAAGCCGCCTTCTGAGCGGTCACCAATCGTCACGAACTTGAAGCCGAGGAAGGTGTCGATTTCGCCCGAGACGAGTGCGCGGACTGAGTTGAAATCAGCCGATGTCGTCTGAGTTTCACCGAGGAGACCTTCAAGGCCCGAAGCCGAGATAATCATGCAACGACCGTCCATTGGGACGTTGTTTGCATCGAGCAACTTCTTAGCACGGCGGAGTTTTGCAACGTTAAGGTTGCTGTCCGCTGCACCGATGTCGTTCGAGACCGTCAACGATGTGCTTGAAGCTGCAAGCGCGTCGAGGATGATCTGGTCCATACGGCGGCCAATCGCGTTCGACACGACCTGAACAAGTTCACGGCGCTCGTCGAAGTTGACTTTTTGCTGATGGAAGATGTCGCTGTATTCGGCAGCGTTCCAGTCAGCCATCGTAGCGGTGACTTGGGAATAGCTGACGTTAAGCGGCGAAACATCGGTCTGCGGGACACGGATTGTGGCCGAACCCTTGCCGATTTTCGGGAACTTTACTGTAGAACCTTCGACACCGTTGCGCTCACGGACGAGGCCAGCCAAAGCGCGTGACGCTTGATAGGCTTGCTTTACTTCCGCGTCGAACAGCGTAACAAAGGCATTAGAAATTAACTGTGCCATTTGGATCGCTCCGTTCGAGGTTAAGGTTTACTCACGCAACGGTTATCCTTACGGGCCGTTTACTTGGGATTTTGTGGTTCCCCAACCATGATGCCCGGCCTTTCGGTTATCGGACGGGTGAATATTTAGTCCACCCGCCCAAAAGTGTCAAATTAACCCGGGATGGCTTCGGCGAACATACGCTCTACCTTGCGTGTGAACGCCATATCCTTACCATATCTAGGGTCTCCAACCATGGCATAGAGATCATCCCGTGATACAGACTGGTCAGTTGCAACACCGGCAGTCGGGATGGCCATTTCACCAGATGCCTGACGAATTTTGTTGAGAGCCGACACAAAAGCCGCCGATGTAGAGGCTTGAGCGACAGCGTTCAATTCTGCTTCGTTCAGTATGGACCGGCCAAGTTTGCCGAGCCATTGGTTGTTCGCCTTAATAATGTCATCAGCACGATTGCCGAGTTTCTTGAGTTCCGCTTCCCGATCTACTTGGATTTTCTCAAGTGCGCCGGTCACGTTATCAAGATACGACTTGGCAATCTTCTCGAACGCATCCTGAGATAGTCCGATTTCTTTTGCAGTTGCGAGATAGCTTTGCAAAACAGGGTCATCATCAGGCACATTAGCCGCCTTAAATGTCTCTGTATTGTATTTGCCGTCCTTTGGGGCCTTATGTTGGCCCTGAGAGAACTTTGCCCTAAGTTCAGTGTAGGACTTTGCTAGGGCTTCGACATCTGGACCGTCAGCATCAGACCAGAAATTCTCTGGCCAATAGTCTGGACGCTCCAGTTTCTCGTCTTCTTCCGGTTGTTGAGCCGCTTTTTCTTCATCGGTAAGTTCCCGATGTGGGATTTCTACCTCAGTTTTTGTCTCAACCTTATCAGTTTCAGGAGTTAACAGGCTCTGGTTGTCGGCTTGGCCATCGGCTTCACCGGCCTGAGTTGTCTGATCTTCCGTCATTAAGTCCTCGCTCGTTTGATACGCCCTTCAATTTGACGAACAACGCTGTTCTGACCCTCACGGTGGAAGCCATGAGACGCATCATCACCCGGAAACCAAGTCGGTTGGTCTAGATACGATTGTCGTAGGTCAGCCAGAACTTTAGCGCCAGCTTCGCTTTGGAACACCAGAGCGTAAAGGGTGTCCAAATCTCTTTGTTTATTCGGTCCATTATTTTCGTCAGCCATTCATTCCTCATTGCATTGCCCTCATCAGTGCTTCCTGATTACCGGCTTGTTGCGGCTGCATTGGTTGTTGCTGTGCAGCCATTTGAACCTGTGCGGCCTGTTGTGCAATCTGCTCACGCTCGTCTTGAGTCGTAAGCAATCTTGCCGGGATGCCTAGGCGTTCTGCTACATAGTCAATAATCTCGTCACGCTTGATCGTAATCATGGCTTCTGGTCCCATTCCAGCCACAATTTGAGCAAACTGCATGACATCGTTCAGTTCATCCATATTCTGCGCTTGGGCAAGTGGGGAGATTGGGACGATCTTGACCTCTCCACCGTTAACCTTGAGAGGCATATCAATCAGACCAGTCTGATCCATGATAAAGAGAACGCGCTTCACAATCGGGATCATAGCCTCGGTAATAAGACGACCAAAGGCGGCACCAAGGTTTTGAGCCAGTTCGTTTCTGCGCTGCACAACTTCGGTAGCCGACCGAGCCGACATATTGTCAGGTGGAAGCGTGTCATCCAGAAGCATCTTCTTGATGTTCATACGGACATCATTGATGACGATCTGGGCTACGTTGAAGTCAGATGCTTTCGGCAACGGCTGTAGGCTTGGACCTTGAGGACCACCGTTACGAGCCACAGGCACAATAGCACCCGGTTCGATACGGATGTTCTGCGGGTTGATTACACCATCATCTGCCGCTGTATAGACACCGGACACCGCCAGAGCAGCGTTCTTAAGCAAGAGTTCAAGCGTTTTATTGAGCGTCTTAACATCTGGCATAGCCGTGATGAGCGGCCCACGGCCATAGACCTCGCCAGCTACTTTCATGTAACGGGTCACGATCCAAGGCGATACCTTCATCGTCCGATAGACGAGTTCTGCCTTTATTTTCTCATGGATCACATGGTAGCAATAGGTTGCATCATCCTTGTTATAGACGGTGGCTTCGAGAAGTTCGACTTCTTCTGTCGGCTTCCGATTGATCTGCTCTTGCAAGACTGGCGGTATCTTGGCATCCGACCATTGCAATGAGATCGCATCACCCTTGAGACGCATCTTGCGATAAACATTATCGACAGTCCCGTGCGGCCCTTCTTCGAGAGACACGAGATACTGCGGCACTGCGGTGAAGCGGATAGGTGAGTCTTCGTCGCCCGGCTGGATCAGCATGACTGCCGTGCCGACTGCAAGATCAAGCAAGAACTCTGACATAGACAGGTCAAAGTTCGTTTGACGCAGCGTGTTGAACATCCGTTCACGGTAGAAATCCAGAACTTGCTGAATTTCAGCGCGGCGTTCTCTAGGAATTTCATTACCGGCTTGCAGGGCGCACCAAGCACGGTAGGGTGGAAACAGGCTGGATTGGATACGATTAGCGAAACGCTGGGTCGAATGGAGGGCGGTCGAATCGAAGACCTTGCTCATCTTCTTTTGGCCCGGCACACCGCCTTCGTAGAAACCATCATAAAGGTTTCTCTGTGGAAGTGCGTATTCGTAGCACTCCTGATAAATCGTGCGCCACTGGTCTTTCTTGGAGGAGGCCAAGCTAGCGCGTTTAATTACGTTTTCTATACTCATCTTGGCCATAGTAACCTCACTTCTTCTTTGACTTGCCAGCTTTCGACAAAGCAATCGCTACTGCTTGCTTCATCGGCTTACCACTTTTCATCTCGGTTTTGATGTTCTGAGAGATAACCTTCTGGGACGAACCTTTCTTAAGAGGCATCTTTTTTCTCCTTCCGCATTGCGGCCCTGATATTGTCGATCATGTTGGGATAGGGGCGACCGGCTTTCTTTGCCATTTCTTTAGCGTGTTCTTTTTGCTCTGCGGTAAGCTTCTTGCTCTTGCCGAGAGACTTCGGACGAGGCTTATCCCATACTTCTTTCATGTTCAGTCCTTCATCTTCTTGATGCGTTCGCTGAGAGCAGCCGCTTTCTTCTTGGCATCAGCCGTAGAACTGGCTCCCCAAGCCCGTAGTGCAAGCAGTTTGCGAGTTGGCTTGCCCTTCTCGTCGTAGTCTGGACCTTTGACACCCGCCATACGCGCTAGGAAGCTGGCCTTACGACCGAGTTGCTCACGCGATTGAGGCGCACCCTTTACCGGCGGCTTTAAGTTCGAGCCTTCTTTACGCTTGAAGTAAGCGCGACCGGCTGCGTTCAGGCCACCTTGCGGGTTCTGGTATCTCTTAGCGACCATTAAAGACCACTGAGTTTGGTTGGCAGACCAGTTTCAGGAGCAATGCGCTCTGGCGAAAGCAACTGACGATAGCCACCGCGTGTGCGAGCGCGGATTGATGCGGCCATTTGCTGACCGGCAGCCGCTTCTTGAGCCGCAATGCGCTGCTCTTGCTGTTGTTGCAGTGCAACTTGCTTCTCTTGTGCAGCCGAAGAACCGCCTCCGCCGCCGCTAAGACCGAGAGCCTGTGCTATGAAACCCATGATTCAACCTCGCAAATATGTGACAGTCACAACCGTCAGACGCATAAGACCGTAAAAAAGCCTCTCTGGTGAACCCAATCGTCTTGGCCCACCGAACCGCTCTAGGATTATCATTTCTTACAGTTATCTGCAAACGCCTTACAAATGTCATGTTAGATATAAATTTTATCATGTTTTTACTACATTTCGTCATCTCAACTGGCTTTTTCGTCACATAATCGGCATCTTTAAAAACTGTCACTTCCCAGTTCCCGTGCCAGAGCGGGAAAAATAAATAGCAAAGGATAGGTTTCTCTCCGTCGAAGACGGTGAATGAGAAGAACCGTGACGCATATTCCGAGATGATGGTATCGAAGTCATCATAGGCTGCGATAGTATTCATATCGGCTTGCCACAAACGCATGGCGCGGATGTGTTTCACATGAAACTCTTTGATTTCGTAGTGGTCCGGGAAGTTTGCACTACGGATTATGTCAGCGTTGGGCATCATGCGAAGATGTCAAAGTCCGTTTTGGCGCTGGTTTGCATGGGAAGTCTGCCGCCGATCTGATGGCCACGGGTCAGAGTGCGGAACTCGCCGCCGCCGAGCATAAGATACCCGAAAGCGTCACCAATATGGGAATGTTCGTTCTTATTTGGCGCATCACGGAAGCGATCTGTTCCGCCGCCTACGCCTACGCGCTTGAAATGATAGCCACCGGCTAGTGATTTCCGTAACCGATTGCAGCTTGAGTCGAGGATTAGACCCG